TTACCCTAAACAAGTTGGTGTAGATAATGCTGGCAAACCAATCTATGAAAAAGCTGAAGTTAAAGTTAGTCCTTACGATTCCATTAAGGTATCTAGCCCATGCCCAGCTTGGATTAAAAAATAATTCATCATCAAATAATTATTTTTAGTATTTTAAACAAATAAGATATTACAAAGTTCAAAAACCATAAAATCTGCTAAAGACATTTCCCTAAGATAGTTCATCTATCTTAGGGATTTTCTTTATACACATTATAATGAGATGCTTTAGACATATTAGCTTTTTAACACAATGGATACATATAATTGTAGGATGTGCAGTGGTTCGTACTTTTTCTATTTTACCTCAACCATATAAAGAGCATAATAAAATCATAGTTCATCCTACCATATTATATTCAATCCAAACTGATACAGTATTCCCTAAGGGCTTTCATAGTCCTTAGGGGTATTGTATTGTCAAACATATAGGTAGTGTACGTTGTTGCTACCAGTACACGTATGTTTCATTACAATTTTCCTCGATAATATATACTTGCCCAAGGGTCTTAATGGTCCTTGGGCGGTATATATTGTCATTTTGAACATTAGGATAATCTTATAAGAAAGGAGGACCTTATATTGGGACTCAAGATCACAAATTATCTTAAGAATCTTGGTAAGTCAGTAAAGTATGCTGCTATCGAGGGATTTAAGACAAATTACGATACTACATATAAATCGTTTGATCAAGCTAGTACCGCTACTAAAGAAACAGTAAATGCTATCGTTAACTACAGACAGACTTTCAGAAAAGCTCAAGAGTATTTAATGAAAACATCTGCTTATGAAGCGTCTAATCTAGCTCTCAAAAGTGCCAAAGAAGACTTAAAATCTGGTAAGCTCTGGAACCAAGATCGTGCCGATAAAGTCATGTTTGGTGGAGATGATGATGATTTTGACTGGAACTTTGATGAAGACTCTATAGGTGGAGATGATAGTGATAGTGGCTTAGATATCACTGATGGTGATAGAGCTGTAGCTAAAACTGTACATGAAGCATCTAAAGCTAATGCTGATCAAATTTCTGGTACTATCTTGAGTGCAGCTAAGTATAATGCAGATGTGACTAAACAGACAGCATCATTCATGTTTGCACAACAAGAACGATTATTTGGTAATTTAAATAACTCTATTATGGGTCTTGGTACTACAATGGGTAATATGCAAAACTTCATGACTACAAACATGCAGACGCATATTGAAAACTCAACCAAGTACTTTGAAGAGTCGACTAAATATCAACGTGAAAACAATGCTATCTTGAAAGAACTTCTTGATATGGAACGTGAACGTTTCAAAGAATGGAGTACTGGTAGAGATGCAGAGAAAAAACGTCAAGATAAAGGTCTCAAACAAGATATCACTGATATCCTATCCAATGGTGTAATGGATTGGGGTGCTTATGGTAAGCATCTTAAAAAAGGATTCATTGACCAAGCTGAGAATTTTGGTCTTGGTATGATTAGCAAAGAAATGCTTATGGGCATGGCTGCTAATCCACTACAATATATTCCAGCTTATCTAGTTCAAAGAGCAATGGGTAAACCATTAGAGAAAGCTATTGGTGGATTTAATAAAACCTTAACTGGTTTATTTAATCAAATCAATGCTGATCTATTACGCTCTAAAGACAAAGAGGGTATGGGTGGTATTCTAGCTAGTATCTTCAGTGTTAAGATAGCTAATAAAGATAAGATTGATACTAGTAAATACTTTAAAGGTCAAGTACCTTTTGATGGTATGACTCGTAAATCTATCGTAGAAGTTATCCCAGCTTACTTAGCTCGTATCGAATCACTCTTGGGTGGTGAAGAACGTATCTATGACTTTGATAAGGGTAAATTCTCTTCATTAAAGATTCTTAATAGAGAGAAGGAAAGAAGAGATAAATCTTATAAAGATAGAGCTGGTTCTGGTATTAGAAATGCATTAGAAGAAGATATTAAGAAAATAGCTAAGTCTAAGAAGTTATCTGCTAATGAATTAAAACGATTAACAGATTTAATTCCTGATGTTGAAGAAAGACTTTGGAATAGTAAGGGTTCTTTTGATGAAGTAATGGAAGCTTATGGTGATGACTCATTTGGTAAATTACTTAGATTCCTACGGATGAATAAGAACTCTAGAACTTATAAAGAATCTAAAACCTTAGCTGCTGAATATGCTGATGCTTTCCGTAGTCAAGCAGAGTATTATCAAAACCAAGAGAAGGCTGGTTGGTCTCCTGAAGCTATGATGAATAATCGTAGCAAAAATAGAGATGGTGGTAAAAGTGCCATTATTGCTAATAATGAAATGATGAGCAAAGCAATGGCTAGTCAAGAATCTATCTTTAAAGCTATGCTTTCTGAACTTTACTTAATCCGTACAAATGAATTCCGTAAAGGTAAGAAGCTTGGTGTTAGAAATAGACTTAATGCTACTGCTGCTCCAGATTACATTGATACCGACTTTATCAAATATAGTGTTTTAAAAGAAAATCGTGCTGAAACGATAGAAGAGACTTATGAAAAAGTTAAAGCTAGTAATCCTTCTAGATCTAAAGATGCACCAGTAGACCCAGATGATGTTGGTAAGACTTTAGATGAAGTTGATATTAATAAACTTGGTAGTGTCTTTGATAAAGGAGATAAATCTAAGTTTGGTAATGTAACTAATGCTAAAGGTCTTAAAGGCAAAGGTAAAGCTGCTTTAAGTAACTGGTATGAAATTCTTAAAAATCCTAGACTATTTGCTGCTGAAGTTATTACTAAAGTAGATGATAGTTTATATGAATTCTTCTTTGACCATGAAACTGGTGAAAAAGATGAGGATGGTGAACAAATTCGTGGCTTCTATGATAAGATGGCTTTTGAATTAAAAACCACTTTCAATAAAGTTAGAGATTGGTTAGATAAGAAATTCTGGGAACCTATTGTCAAAAAAGGCTGGGGTAAGATTAAAGACTTCGCTAAAGACTTTGGTCTAGACTGGTTTAATGATGCTAAAGATTCTGCTAAGAATGCTCTAACTGGTGCTGGTAGTAAATTAGCTGAATTGGTTCGTGGTAAACCAGGCATGAATCCTCTTCAAGCTGAAGCATTAGCTAGATCTATAATGTTTGGTCCTGCACCTAAAAGTTTTCTAAATCCAAAAGATCAATTAAAGGATATTGCGGCTGGATATGCAGATGCTTTTAATCAGTCATCTGCTTTTAAACAACCTAAACCTAAATCTACTACTAATAGTGATAAAGGTGCTAAAGTTGGTACATTAGATGATGCTCTAGCTATTTATAAAGCAAATAAAGAAAAAGGTTATGCTTTCGGTTCTTTATCTGTACCACATACTGCATTGACTACTGTATCTAAAGGTGAGTTAATTATTCCATCTGATTTGAATCCATTCAATCCAGATATAGATAAAGCTGATCGTAAGAAAGATAAACAAGATGAATTACGATTAAGAAATAAAATCTTATCTCATGCTGAAGGTGGTAACTTACTTGATACTGGTAAGAATTTCTTACAAACCGTAAAAGATAAAGCTCCTGAAGGAATGATCCAAGGTAATACTGTAAGAGAAGTTGTCGGAAGTGCTTTAGAATTTGCTGTAGGTAAATTATCAGGTAAAGTCGAATCAACTGATGGTAGTGCTTTAGGTCAAGCTGCTAATGCTTTTGTATCATCTGCTTGGAATACAGGCTTAGATAAAGTAGAAGATTATTCTAAGACTATTGATCCAGAGGTAGGTAAAGCTCTCTCTAGTGATATAGCTAAACTTAGAGGTAATAGTGCTAAATTTGCTGGTCGTACTGGTGTAGCAGCTGGTGCTGGTGCTTTAGGTGCAACTGCAATATTTGGTCCTGGAGGATTATTAGCTGGTGCTGCTATTGGTGCTGCTGCTAATATTATCCGTGAAAGTGATACTGCTAAGAACTTCTTATTTGGTAAAGAAATGACTGATGGATCCCGTGAAGGTGGTCTAATTAGTCGTAAACAACAAGCTTTATTTAAGAAGTATATGCCTGACCTTGGTAAAGGTGCAGCTGCTGGTATTATTCCTAGCTTAATGCTTGGATTTGGTCCAGTTGGTGCTATTGCTATTGGTGGTGCTTATTCTCTTGCTAAGAATAATCAAAAAGTTAACGAAAAGATTTTCGGTAAAACTTATTATGATAAAGATGGCAATGAGATAGGTCGTAAAGATGGATTGATTCCTAAGAAAGTACAAGAATACGTTAAGAAGAATATTCCTAAGATTGCAGGTTTTGGTGGAGCTGCTGCTTTACTAGATCCTACAGGGATGGGTTTATTAATGAACTTTGGTCTTGGTGCTGGTTTAGGTCTTATTGGTACATCTAGTAAATTTCATGATATGATTCTTGGTAAGAAGAATGAAGATGGTGAACGTGAAGGTGGTCTCGTAGGTGCTTTAAAAGACAATGTAGTAAATCCATTACGTCGCTTCGGTACAACTTTATATCAAGACTTCTATAAATTTATGGATTATAACTTATTCAGTCCTCTTAAAGGTACTGGTAAGATGCTTGCACAAGTCTTTAAGAATATGGGACGTAGCATGAAATACGGTCTATTTAATATCTTAGAGAAAGCATTTGGTGGTCCATTCAGTATGCTTATTGGTAAGCAAGTAAATGATATGCTTCTTAAACCTTTAGGAAGAATCCTTGGTACTACATTCACTGGTATTGGAGATTTAGCTAAATTTGCAATCGGTACTCCTATTAGAGGTTTCGGTTGGGGATTAAGAAAAATCAATAACTGGGGTAATGCTAAGATAATTAGTAGAGGTACTGCTGATCATCTCAGTGCAAGAGAACGTCTTAATATCATGGGCAATAAAGATTATGCTAATAAAGAGTTTGATACTCACTTAGCTAATTCTTCAGCTAAAGATTTAGGTGAATTAGAAGAAAACTTAAGTATATTAAACAGCCAATTTAAAATTGGTGGTGGCGATACACGTAAAGAAGTTAAGAGTGTTGAAAAACAACTTAGCAAATATATGGACGCATCATCTGTTAAGAAACTAGTAAGAATGGTTTTTGATGGTGATATGCGTGGTGCTAGTGCATTCATTTCTGATTTAAACCTAGATAGTAAATCTTCTAAAGAGGTTATATCTATAGTAGAAAAAGGCATTGAACGTATAGCTGTTGCTAAAGGTAAGAAGAAATACTCTGAAGCTGCAGTAGAAGACGCTGCTGATTATTTAAAGAAATTTAATATAAATCCTGCTGATAGAAAATCTTTAGGAGTAGCATTAAATCAAGTTAGAAATGAACGTGATCGTGCAGATACAGCAGAACGTTTAGTAGGTGCTAATGGTGAGAAGTTTACATCTGAAGAAGCTGCTAATGTAGCTGAAGGTATGCAAAGTACCAATAATATATTATCAGAAATTAGAGATTTTCTAGTTAAAAATGATAATGGATATTATGATCCTCTACATTATAGCGATCAAGATAAGATGGGTGTAGCTACACAATCAGTTATGGCTATTAATAATATCGATTCTAGATCTCAAAAACTCATCGAAAAGAATCTTAGCCATCTTAAAATTACTGGTTCTAAAACTGACTTTATTACTGGTAATGGTAAAAAGAATAGACAAAATCTAAAAGCTCTTAAAGCTATGCCTAAAGGTATGGAAATAGATTTAGATGTATTGTCTAAACTTAGCACTAAAACTATTAAACGTTATTCTCAATTAGCAATGGTAATGGGTCCTATAGCAATTAAATCTATTGGTGATCCATCTGCTTTAGCTCCTGAGAAACTTGCTGATGGTGCATTTGCAAGTATTGTTAAAATTGCTACATACTTAAGTCGTGGTGATAAGAAATTTGAGTTTACTGAACCTATTTCTAAATATATTAGAATGCCTGAAGATAAACTTGAATTCCTTGCTATGCTTGTTGGATATGGTATGGATCCATCTATTTCTGCTAAAGATGCAGATTGGGCTTGGAAAAATAGATCCGTATTCGATAATGGTAGTCCTAATGCTAAAGTAGAATTTGCTAAAAGCTTTAATAAACCTGCTACTTCTAATGCTGCTGGCACTGCAGAAGCTGCAGCGTCTACTGTAGCTGGTAATGCTGCTAATATTGCTCCTAAAACAGCTGCTGCTAGTCAAGCTAATGAAATTGCCCAAACTGGTACTCATAAAGAACGTTCTATTGATGCGGATGGTAATGAAATCTATGAATCTACAGATGGTTCTAATAATAAAGCTGATACTGAGTCTGCTCATGATAAGAAGAAAGAAGAAGATGCTAAAGATGAAAAGAATGCAGAACGTCAAGGTTCTATATTCTCTAAAGCTCTTGGTAAACTTAAAGGATTTGGTGATTCTGCTAAAGAAGGTGCCAAAAATGTTAAAGAAAAATCTCAAGGCTTCTTACATGATATAGTAGATGGAATCTTTGGTAAAGGCGGTGGATTATTTGGTGGTCTAGGAACTATCCTTGGTGGTGGTTTACTATTATCATTCTTAGGTCCAATGCTTCCAGAGATTGGTAAGATCTTAACTCATACTTTATTACCAGCAATTGGTGGATTCTTAAAGAATACTGTAATTCCATTATTCGTTAAAGGTGTAGGTAGTGCTCTTGGAGGATTACTTGACGGCTTTATTGGTAAAGAAGAACAGCAAGAAACCGATGAAAATGGTAATCCTGTATATAATCCTGATGGTACTCCTAAAATGAAAACTACATACAATCCTACATTAGGAGGTATGGCAGTCAATGGTGGTGTCTTAGGTTTCTTAGGATATAAAACATTTAAAGCTGGTAGAGGTATCTATAAAGGTGTCAAAGGTATCGGTAAAGGTATTGGCGGCGGTTTAAAATTAGGCAAAGCTGGATTTAGTTTCGCTAAAGAACTTAAACGTTCTAAGAGCTTTGGTAAATCTTGGAGAGCTGGTAAGTTTGTCTATAAGAATACTAAACTTGGTAAAGATATAGGTAAAATTGCTAAGTCCTCTGAAGATGCAGTTAAAGCAAGTCGTTTAGGTAAGTTATCTTCATCTATTATGAGTAGAGCTTTCGGTGCATCTAAAGAAGGTTTATCTAAGATTGGTTGGGCTATTCGAGATAGAGCTGGTGTTGCTGGATCTGCATTACTAGATGGTACTGCTAAGAATGCTGTTAAGAGTAGTGGCTTATTCTCTAAAGCAGCAGATTTTGTTAAATCTGGTATAAGTAAAGTTGGAGAGGTTGCTTCTAAAGCTGCCGATAAAACTATGGACTTCTTAAAAGAAATCTTAACTAAAGGTATCGAAAAGATCTCTACATATATACCTAAGTTAGCTGAGAAAGGTGCACAATTTGCTCCTAAATTAGCTACTATGATTTTAGATGGCATTAAAGGTTCTGCTAAATTTGCTAAACTTTTAGCTAAAGCTGGTACTTATGTAGGCGTTACTGCAATTACTGCTGGTATTGGTGGTATCGTAATTGGTATCATTACAGCATTAGACTTAGCTGCTTCTGTAACTACAGGTATTAGTCGTTGGTATAACGTTGCTGAATGTCTTGCAGATGAACAACCTCCAAATGACGATGTTAAATGGGTAGCTGGTTTAGCATCTGCAGTTGACTCTGTATTATTTGGTGTAATCGGACCTCAATTATTCTTCAAAATCTTAGCTTATATTTGGGATTTGAATGATGTATTAGCTCCAATGCAACAACGTGCATTAGCTGCATTGAATCAATATAACCAAACAGCTGAAAAGAAATTAGATTCTGTTGAAGAATATAATGATGAAATCTATGATAAAGATAAAGGCTTTATAGATGATATCAAGACTGCCTTTGGTGGTAGTGATTCTAATAAGAAGACTCCTGCATATAAACCAAATGCTCAACAGTTAGCATCACAAACTCCCGCTACTCCTGGTGCTCAAGGTACTGGTAAGAAAGGACCTCTAGGTGCTGGTAGTGGTACTGCAAATGGTAATGGCTTATTAAGTGGCATGCAAAATGACATGAATAAGCTTTCTCAAGGAACTAGTGGTTTAATGGGTAATCTTGTATCTCAAGCTGGTGATTTACAAGCACAAGTTTTAGGTACAGGTAAATTCTTTAAACAAAAAGATCCTCGATATGCTAATATCGGATTTAATACCTCTGGAGATACTATAAATCAAACTATTGGAGATTCTGGATGTGGTCCAGTTGCTGGTGCTAACGCTCTTATGGCACTTGGTACAGGTACGATTAATCCAGCTGAAGCTTCTAGTTTCGCATTATCTGGGGGGTATAAGGGTACTGATACTGGTGTTGCTCCATCCTTCTTTGAAGGCTATGCTGCAAGACATGGTGCTACTTCTTATTCCACTGATGCTCAAGGTACAATCAATGCTTTGAAGTCTGGTAATCCAGTTGTACTTCAAGGTGAATCTAAATCTGGTACTTCTAATAGTCATCCATTTGGTTCTTATCCTCACTATGTAACTGCTACTGGTTATGATGCAAGTACTGGTAAAGTTACAATCCAAGACCCTGAGTCTAATCGTGATAATGCTACATATAATATCAAAGACGTATTACGTAATACTACAACTGCTAATGCTTTCGGTAGAGGTAGATTATATGGACGTGGTAAATTTAGTCAAGGTATTAGATTTGGTCGTGGTATTGAAGGTAATGTACCTATCATTTGGAATAAACTCCAAGGTTTAGGATTTGGTGATATTCATACTGCTGCAATTATGGGTAATATGGCTATCGAATCTGGTTTCGATCCAGCTATTAGTGAAATCGGTGGCGGTGGCGGCTTTGGTCTCTGTCAATGGGATGACCGTAAAGATAGCCTTGCTGATTATGCTCAAAGAGCTGGTAAAGATCCTTCTGATCTTGATATCCAATTACAATTTATAAAATATGAATTACAAGGTTCTGAATCTGCAGCTGCTTCTGAATTCTTTGCTGAAACTAGTAATATAGATAAAGCTACTGAAATCTTCTGTAGAAAATATGAACGACCTAATATGGCATATGCTAACTTAGAAGGACGTAAACAGGCTGCAAGAGAAATCTTGCAATCTAAAGGTACTGGTAAAGTAACTAGCATTGCTGGTGGTAAATCTTCTGGTCCTACAAAGAAACCTGGATTATTATCTCCACTCTTTGATATGTATAACTCTATGAGATCTAGCTTAGGTTCAATACTTGGTATTGACTTAGGTGGTAATATTGGTGGATCTAGTGGTGGAGCAGTTGGCGGTGTAGGTGGAGCTGTCGGTGGCGGTAATACTAAAGCTGCATCTAACTGGGCTGATTCTATAGTTGGTAAGAAAGACTATGGTAATAATGGTTGTACTTCATTCGTTAATGAATACTTACAACAAGCTGGTCAATCTACTATTGATTTGAATTGTGATAATGCATATCTCAATTCCAAAAATAATGGTCAACCTTATGCTTGGAAGCCTGGTAAGGATAATGGCGTTGAAGGTGACGTTGCATTAATCA